GGCGTGTCTCTCCCACATGTAATTGGTGGCCCTGTCAATGTTGTCACGGACGAACGACTCCATGACAAACTTGTCGTAGCCGAACTGGTTCGCCCAGGAGTTCAGCATACTGAGGGAGTCCTTCCGGAATTGGTGCCGCCAGTCAAACTCCTCACCTAGAGTCTCCTCGCGCTCTTCCTCTACGCCAGTCTTCTGTTCTTCGCCGCTTCCTGGCGGTGCTGTCAATCCCATTACTTACTCCTCGGTATCATGGTGTCAGGATTATACCACACATCTTCCCCGATGTAAAGCCATCCGAATACACGTCCATACATGTCTGTGTTGCCATAGCGCTCAGGGTCTCGCACAATCGCGATAGGTAGGCCCTGGTCGATGGCATCAGAGATAGCATCCTCAAGGGCATACTTCTCTTCTTCTCCACCCTGGCCCAGCTCCTGAGCGTTCCAGCCCAAGAGACGAACGCTGCTGATTTCCTGTGCTCCGCCAACACCTGGAGGACGGAAGGCTACCTGGACGGTGTCACCATCGTAGACGTCCCTGACCCACACCTGGGTGGCGTTGGGGTTCATGGACCCATCCTCTCTGATGAGAGGAGAAGGTTCATCAGGTACCCAGTCGTACGAGCCGAGGGTCTCCCCATAGGCATCGTTCCACTTCTTGGCGTTGTCTACCTTGTTGAAGGCGTCGTCCTGAATCATGCGGCCATAGCGGCTCACAGCTTCGTCGCGGATAGAGCGCCAGGAGGGGTCGCCTGCCGAGCGCCGGTCCAGAGCCTCACCAATCCACACCAGGTCTTGCTTGTATCCTGCTCGCGTGTCCTCATTGAAGGCACTGGCGTCCAGCACCTTTCCGTAGAAAGTACTGAAGGCCTCGTACCCAGCGGACTTGGGGGCGAGGTAATTGCGGTAGCCCGTGTCCAGGTGAGCGAAGATGGGGTTGTCAAGGCTAGTCCTAGCAATCATGTCAGCCGTAGCCACATAGATTTCATTCACATACACCGACTCGCTCGGGGTGTCCTCGTCATAGTCCAAGCCCAGTATCGGCAGCAGCTTGGCCAGCTTGGGCGTGATCTCAAGGAGTGCCCACTGCTCGTCTGCGAATTCCTTTCTCAGCTCCTCTGGGGTTGAGGGCATCTGAGCACTCCACGGTCGCTGCATGCTAAATCCACTTTCGCCCTCTTCCGGTGGGAGCTGGCGGTCGTACTCACGCTTCAGTGCGGTGTAGTCCATCCACAAGTCGTGGCCAGTTTCATAGGGTAGGATGCCATCAGCCCTCAGATCAGCGGCGGCTGCATCCAGCCACTCATGCCAATCTTCGCCCAAGTCATCCCAGCGCTCAGCGTTAGCAATGTTCACAGCCTCTTCGTATGCGGCCTTCGCTGCACGCTCCTTAGACTGAAGGATAGTTCCAACGATGTTCGTGTAAAGCTCGCGCGGAGTCATGGGCTCAATGTAGCCCTGGTCCTTGTACGCATTGTGACGAGCGAAGTCTGCCGTGCTGCCACCAGTGGAGTAAGGCTTGTCGTTACCTGGGACCTGTGCGCCCATGCCGTCACTTGACCACTTCCATCCGGACACAAGGTTCACAGCGAGGGACTCATTCGTAGCTACAGCTAGGTCTCTCTCCCAGTCTGGTAGGTTGTGGTACTGACCACGGACCCACGCTGCTGCGTTCTTACGTTGCTCGGGTGAGTTCGTGCCCATGTGGGCGGGGAGCTCAAGACCGAGAGTGTCCATTCCGTTGAGCCAGACATCTTCCAACTGATCCCAGCTGGCGTCGAACTTGACACCGACTGGGCGGTAGAGTTCAGTACCCACTTCCTTCAGCGTAGTGATAGCCTGTTCCCGAGCAGCTTTGGACAGACTCTCACCGATCTTCTCATCCAAGAGGGCAGTGATGCCCAGCTCAGCCGAGACTCCAGTGAGGTCTCCCAGTTCAGCAATGAAGTTGGGGTCTGCGAAGGACTCCTTGACCGCGCGACCCGCTTCCAGTCTCGGTGCCCAGCTTTGGGAGCCTATAGACTGACCGGCACCAGAGCCAGTGACGAGTTGGCCGAGCGCCTCAGAGATGGTAACCAGCTTGGAGGCAGTACCTCCACCCATGAAGCGAGACTGTGCATAGGCGGCTATACCCTGTGGCTGTTGGTAACCGAGAGAAGGTACCCATGAGGCCCAGTCACTGATGTACCGATCATAGCCGATGGGGTCCTTGATGGGGTCGGGCATGTTCAAGCGGAAGACGCTATCCAAGGCCATGATGGGAATCACACCCATACCTGGGAGCAAGACCTGCACAGGAGACTGTCCTTTGTGGAACAGGAACAAGCCCGCACCAAGATCAATCTCTTGTAGGCCTACTGCCCGAGCAAGCCCACCAAACCAGGGGTCCTCCTGAATGCGGTCCAGGTCGAAGTCTGTGTTAGCCACACGAGAGAGGAAGCCAGCCGTTCGCGGGTTGAAGGGCAGGGCATCGGTCGCAGCGTTAGCTACCTTGCTGATGCCCAGGGCGTTCGTGTTGTTCAGGTAACCGCGCAGCTGTGGGCGAGAGAAGAACTCCCGTGTCCAGCGGCCCATCATGTCAGCGTATGGCTTACCGAACGGAGCCAAGCCGGTGACCTTGCGGCCAGCGAGGGACTCGTTCGTAAAGGAGTACATGCGGCGTTCGATCTCCCAGACTTTCTTCTGTTCGATCAGTTCGTCCACGTACCTCTTGGTCACAGCACCCTGCGTCTCCTTGAGGTGCTGGGCGTAGTCTGGGATGCTCGCTCTAATGAGCTCATCCGGCGTATCAGGATATGCCCGCTTCAGTATGTCGAACATGTCCTGGTCGGTCATGATCTTCCTGCCCTGAGAGGCGAAGAGCTTCTCGAGCCTTGCCCGCTCAGCGATCTCCACGGTGTCAGCCATGGCGCCACGGCGGTAGTCGAGAGGGTTCTGGAACAGCTTGTTCGTAGCTGCCTCCATGCCTCGGCCAATGGGACCAGTGGCTGCCTGAGCGTTACCTGTCACAGAGCCGAAGCCTTCGAGCACCCAGTGAGGGAGAGCAACTGGGCCAGCTTGAGTGCTGCCCTTTGCCGCCACTCGCTCCGCTCCGTCGAGCCAAATCTGCTTGGCTTTGGCTTGGGAGGCAGTATCGAGCTCTTTGGTGGCCAGCTGCCACATCGTCTCGTAGCCCTCGCGGACCTGCTCCATCGTCGCACCAGTTCGGGTCTTGCCCGTAGTGACATCGAGGATCGTGAGCTCGCGGGCCTTGCCTGCTGTCTGCTCCAGGTCCCACCACTTTTGGAATGCCTCGTCACCCTGGAGGTTGGCGACGAAACCTTCGTTACCCATGAAGCCCTGAGCCTGTCGGTCAGCAGCTTCGTAGTACCGCTCGTTACCTCCGAGCTTGTTCTTCTTGTATGTGACCTCGTCAAGGCCCACACCTCTGGTCTCAATCCAGGATCGTTCCTGCTGCTTGAGATAGAGGGGGTACTCCTCGAGCTTGGTAATGCGGTCCCTCCAACGCTGCGGCATTCTGGACCACGACTCGTGGCTCTTGAGGCGGTTGATGCGGATGGTCTGCTTCATCACCTGGTCTTCAAAGAAGTTGAAGATGGTCTTGGCGCCACCAGCCTGGAGGTATGAGATCATCTCATCCATGGACACCACGATACCAGTACGTGGGGTGAACACCTTGTCCAAGACCCACGCGAGGTGAATGTTGTGCACCGTTTCAGATACGCCGTCACCAAACAGCTTCGCGGCGACTGTCTTCAGTGCGTCAGGGCCACCCGTGGCTGCCGTCATCATCTCCAGAGGAGAGGCGGGGGCGAGCCAGGTGCTCTTGTGTTGGAGAATTTCGTGGGTCTCTCGGAGGAACTGGTTGACATCCATATTGATACCCTCAATCAAGTCCATGGTATCAACCACACTCTTCGGCACGACGCCCTTCTCGATCAGTGCGGCATCCTCAAGAGAGATACCCTCCCGCTCAGCGGTAGCAACGATCTGCTCGTACTCCCGAGCTGACTTGGTCTGGCGCGACATGAGGTACTCATCCTTGACCAGGCCATTCTCGTCAATGGCGCCCTTGACCTTCTTCCACCCAGGGTGGGTAGCGATGTGCTTGCGGTTGAATTCTTGCCACATCTCGGTCATGATGTTCGTCAGCTCAGATGTATCCATCTTGGCAGTCTGGTTCGCGGCCATCAGTGGCCGGTATTCATCAATCTCTTTCTCGAGCTTGCGAGCTTCAGCCCGCGCTATCTTACGTTGAGCGATCCGCTCCTCGGGAAGCTTGGTTCCAATAGCGGCTGCGCCGTCATCGAGAAGATTCGGAAACTCTGCCTTGAGGGCGGAGAGCTTCACGTCGATTGTCTTTACGGCGAGGGCATACTCGGCCGCCTGCTTCTCGAGGAAACCCTTCGCGGATTTGTACTGCAAGAACCTACGAGCGAAGGGCTCAAACGAGTTGAGGTCATCCACGGCGGCGAACATTCGGACACCAGATTGGCGCATTGACTGCACCCCTGTAGGACCATAGAAGTGGAAGAGAGTGTTGGCGTTGATTCGGTTGAACAGGTGGCGTGCATGCTGCACGGCCTGAAGTGGACTGTTACGCATCAGGTTCCCGAACTGGCGGGAAGCCAGGACAGCAACGGTAGTCTGGTGAGCACTGATGGGGTCGCCACCATCGAGGTAGTGCTGGTGCAGAATGTCGTTGATGAGGTCGCGGTCGATAGGTCCGTATGTCATCTCGTCCGGCATGATCCGGCGTGGGCGTACGTGGATGGCACCGTCAACATCAACGGCGTTGACATCGTCAGCGGTCACACCCCTGGCCCAAGGAGCCTCGGGCATGGCCTCGTCCACATTCCAGCGGACTGAGTTGTGTATCTTGTCGTCAATGAGTTTCCGCGCATACTTCTCTGAGAACCTGGCGGCCTGTGTAGACATTGAAGAGGAGTTGCCAGACTGAAGGATGAAGTGATCGTCATGGAGGAGACGAGCGTTATCCCAAATTTTCTCCATCGTGCCACGACCGAGCGTGGTCGCCATGGACAAGTCCCCATCCATGGTCTTACCCGCACGACCGATAACCCCAGCGACAACCTTGCCGCTCTCTGGGTCTCGGACAGTGTAGGCTACTCCGCCTAGGTCCAGCTCGGTGCGCTCGAGGTGCATGGTTACGCCCTTTTCTGTGACTACGGTACCGGCAGGAGTTTGCACGGTGTCTGTGTCATCAACGATTCGTGGGAGCCTATCCCCAAGAAGGTCTTTGGCCGTAACGTCATCAGCGCCCTTGACAACCTTAGCCTTGGGATTCCGCTTCAGTACGTCCCCCGCAGCAATGCGGTGAATGGCCTCAGCCTGGTCATCTGCGAAGCCCACCAGCCTACGTGAGGGGGTTACGCCAGCAGTGACGTCCAGCCTGGTTGTAGCGGGAACGAGCCGGTGGCCCTCCCGTTGGTAGAAGGCAAGCTCAGCAAGATGATCGTCGCTCAGCTTTGCAATCCGTCCTGCGGAGGGGTTGACCACAATCTCGAGAGGCACGGAGCCCCGCGCCTTAACACGTTTACCTGCCTCATCTATCTGCTTCTTAGACACCTTAGCCACGTCATCAGCGAATGGAGCGAAGGCGTCCATGGCGATGTGGTCGTAGGCGCCAGCCAGCTTGGGGTTCGGGAGGTGCATGCGGAAAGGCGACTTCAGGGCAGCCTCACCAAGGATAGCGTTGGTCAGAATCTCAGCGTGGCCCGTGGCGTCAATCGCCTCCATAGAGATGTATCCACCAATGTCGTTACCCTGGTGCTTTCCAAGGGTCATGATGATATCATCAGCCTTTCGCCCGTTGGCCACAGACTTGTAAGCTAGGCGGTAAGCGTCGGCGCCGTTCTGAGCGCCCCAGCGACCGGCCGCTGAGAGCGGTGCACGGTATACGAAGAGCGGAGCATCTATAGCCATGGCGGAGCCGTAGTCTACACCCAGCCCAACCAGCGTCCCCTCAAGCCCAAGTACTTCGGAGGGCTTCTCGTAGTTCTCGAGCTCCTGCCAGTACTCTGGGTCCATGATGAAGGAGTCACCCTCGATCAGGTTCACAACTGCCAGGGTGATGCCTGTAGTGATAGTCTCCAGAATCTCCCCGTAGGAAGCTGCAATGGACATGATAGAGTCGGCGTTGCTGAAGTCCGCGTCTTCCAACTCTTGCAGGATAACCTTGGTCTGAGCATTGTAGAACTCTTGCTGCTCTTCGATGTTCTTCTGGTTCTCCTCGGAGAAGAGAATCTCATCTACCACCATGTCAGTGGCCAGCTCTGTGTCACCACCAGCTGCGAGCATCCACTTCTTCCACGAGTCAGGGTCTATGCGGGGGAGCTCTCGAGCGAACTCCAGGGCAGAGCCGAACCCTGCCTGTAGTGTGAATTCATCAGACGACATGCCCAGGCTGTCCCTGAGTTCCTTGTTGGCCATCATACGATCCGAGTGCTGCTGCCGAGCGGGGCCGTGAGCTACTTGATCTAGGGTGCCAGCGAGGGTATCGAGCATACCCTCAGCAACATCGGTCAGCGGTGAAACTGCTACCTCTGTTGCGTGACTCGTACCAAATGTCAGCCAGCCCATGTTGTTGCCAGCGAAGGTATTGAGCTCCTTAAAGCCTCCCCAAATCCAGCCTGCGAACTTAGCCGTCGCACCTCCAACTTCTCCCCAGGTAGGTCCAACCTCTCCTGGGAGCACACGGGTGCCTGCGAACTGTGAGCCCTCAGCTACAGCCGTATCGACAATGTCTTGGTTGAGGTCTTGGAACTCCCCTACAGTTGTCAGACCGAACAGGATAGAGCGCTGGGATTCCATAAACTCTGCGGCTGTGTTGGCGTCATGCTCCTCACGGAGCTGAGACAGCTCGGGGCGGCGCTTCTGTGCGGCAATGGCGTCGGCTTGGAGCACACTCAGTCGGTACAGTTCCTTCAGGGGCTCTGCCCCTACGCCCTCGAAGAGCTCAATGTCCTCGGCATAGTTGACATACCACGACAGGGGAATAGACCCACCCGTGTTGTAGTAGGCCTGCTCAAGCTTCGCCGTGAAAGCGTCCTGAGCCTGAAGAATCTTGTTCAGAGAACCATCGGGATTGCGGTAGGCGGTCTCGAAGTCACTGTTGTATTGGCGGTTATTCGCGGCGCCACCCTCACTCTGAAGCCATGCAGAGGCGAGAGCATCAGCAGCGTTCGGGGAGGTGGTCTTATACCCGTAGAGCTGGGCCGCAAAGGCCTCGCGGGGAACAAGGGGGTCCTCCTCATGGTTTGCCTTGTAGGCGCTGACGCTATACTTCCGGTATGCCTCGGCATCTTCGTCTGCGAGGTAAGAGTCAAATCGTGCTGCCACTAGGAGCTCCTAGAGAGTGTAGCCCGTAGGGCATCTCGGGCCATCTTACGGATAACTGGGCTGCGTCCGTTCTTGGCCATGATCCGCCACTTGTCTATGTTAGCGCTCTCCTCGAGAGTCTGCTTGCTGGCAGGACCAGCGCCAGGACCAACAGAGAGTCCGTCAGTCACGGGGAGGTCAGAAACGGGGCCCTGCGCCAGACGTCCTTGAGCGTTTGCCGTGGCCGCTCCTGGAACGGAGGGCGTAGGTGCGTTCTGGACAGACTGAGCGATACGGTCTTCTACGACCTGACGGTCCCCATACTCTAGGGACCCAGGTGAGATACTGTCTGAAATGTCACTTGCGGATGGCACGGTTTCTCCTATTGACTCGGTATGCCCGAATCCGTTGCTTCATTGTGGGCCAGTGTGCCAGTACAAGCACAACAACCAGCCCAAGCGTAATTTCGTCTATCATCAGTACGTCCCCTGTACGAGGAAGTAGTGAGTGATGAGACCCACGAAGCTGTCGTTGAGCTGCACGGTAAGGCGCTGCCCCGCTTCGAGGGAGATGGTATCGCCCGACTTCGCAAAGGTCCAGCGGACGGTGATGTAGTCGTTACCGGAGCCCTTGTCTATCCAGTTCACGTCGTAACACAGCCGTGACCAGTCTCCGTTGGTCTTGACGGGCACGCCATCGGTGAGGTCGCTCATGGTTGTCCCATACTCGTTCTCTAGAATGACCTCAATACCGTTGGTGAGGGCGACTCCAATGTTGCCGTACTCCTGGGCGGTGCCGCCACCAGTGTCTTCAATGGTTACAATCAGGCGGGCAATCTCGTACTTCTCACCGGCCGCAGGCTCAATGTAGAACTCTTCTACTGCACCAGCGTAGTTTCCTATGGCGTTCTTGGTGCCGGTGCCGTTGCCTGCGGTGTCAAGATAACGTGAGAGGTGTTTAGTTCTCATTTATGCTACTTGCGCCGGTGCACCAGGGCCCAGCACTCCAGGTAGAGACGGAAGGCCTGCCGATGCAGGTAGGCTCTCAGCGTTGCCAGGAATCCCCCCTCGGGAGAGTCCTTCAGCGGCCGAGACGGCTTGGAGCGGATCGTCGCTCGCGACACTACCTCCAGCTCCTCCTTGCTGAGCCGCTGCGGCTGCCTGGGCGGCTTCTTGCTGTTCGGCGTAGAATTTGACAAGGACTTCCTCCATGGTGAGATCGGGGTCGTTCAGCAGATTGAAGTACATGAGGGCGATATCTGTGCCCCCCTGTGCAGCCTGAGCAACGATGCCCTGGGACACAGCCATAATCATCTGCTCCTTCTGGACCTGCTTCTCTTCATGCTCAGCGTCCTCCATGAACTCTAGTTCGTCTCGGGCTCGCAGCCTGGAGATGAGTCCGGAGTTGAGGTGCAGTTGCAGCCTGGTCTCTCTATTGGTGGGGTCTGATCCTGCGCCCAGTCCGTAAGAGCGCACCACCTCGTAAGCTCCGGCGATATCTCGCTCGGGGTTGAAGGATTCGGGCTTCTTTCGGTCATGAGAATCTCCATAGATAGTCTTGTTACCTTGGCAGAAGTGCTCGTCTACACGCAGGACAAGGCCCGATACGCGCTCCATGAACCACTCAAAGTCGCGGTGGGTCTGAGCCAGACGTGCATCCAGAGCCCCAGTAGAGGCCGTAATGGCTCTACCAGAGGCAATGGATGCCCCTGGTTCACCAACCAACTGCTGCGGGTACACAGACTGGGTCCGTGCTTGGTCTTCCAGGCGGGCGATCAAGTCCTTCACGTCGAAGTGGGAGGTGGGCTGGAAGCGGTCAATCTTACCTTCGCTTGAGCGGTAGGTCATGGTGGAGCCAGGGCCGAACTTGTCCAGTCCCTCGACGTCGTAACCAGCCACTGCGGGGTAGACCTCTTCCTCTGTCCTCTCGATTGTCAGCGCCATCAGGTGGTGCTGGACACGGAGGATGTGCACGGTTTGGTCGTGCATCCCTCGGCGTTCGCCGTCGAAGGATGAGCGTGGAATCTCCACCACAGGCACGATGCCCATGGGGTTCTCCTCATCTACAAGAGCCCACCCTCGGTTGTCCTGTCGCCCCTTGGGGGAGACGTCAACGAGCATGTGACGAAGACGGTGCCTCTCGAACCAGTACCACTCCTCAACGACAGATTGGGAGTCCAGCTCCGCTGCAATCTCGGGATATAGTCTTGTCAGTTCGTAGGAGTGTATCTTACGTGCCACAAGGCACTCGATTACCTCGCCCTGTGGGTTGGTCACAGGGTAGTAGTGGCGAGGGTCGAGGCGGTGGATCAATGGGTCACGCATCTCTGGGTCTTTCGAGAAGTCTGCCCAGACGAAAGCGGCGGCGGCTCCGGTACCTGAGTAATCTGAGAACCACTGTGCTAGTTTCTTGTTGATATTCGAGGCCTTCTCAACTTCACGCAACCTGCGTTCGCGCTTAGCTGCACCTCTATATCCCTCAGGACCACTCTCCATATGAGGAATGGGCACACGAATGGAGGGTACCATGGAGCCACCAATACTAGCAAAGTGGCTAACACCGAGTTCGATGGTGTTGGCCACAGTAGGGGCGAGAGGCTCGCGCGTCAGGTCAGGCCAGACACGGTACCATTCACCGTTGATGACGCGTGTGATGTCTCTGACACGGTCCTTCCACTCTGCGTGGGCTTGAATCAGAAGATCGCGGCGAGTCCAGTCACTGGTATCCGCGAGCTTAACCTCGAAACCAGAGTAAGACTGGTCCACAGCCTCCTTCTGGAAATATGAGGTCTGGGGTGAGACCTGTGAAAGGGTCTCGAGGCTACTGGTAGGCATCGTCGTCGTCATCCTCCATACTTGCGTGGGCCCAGTCGATTACCTTAGTCATGACGTCAACCGCAGGTTCGCCCTTCTCAACAAGTTCGAGGGCGTAAAGCATGGACTCAGGGTGTACTACTAACCACGTAGCTTTCATGTTCTCGTTCACTATAGCACACCTTCCAGCATTTGTCAAGCGGTTCTTCCTCTCCGTAGTCGCCGCGCTATTCCAGGCGGCAAGTTACGGGAGGAGATTGTCTGTTCGATATCCATGGGTTTGGCTGCAATGGTGGGCACTTCACCCTCTGCGATCCACAGGGCCACGAGGGCATCCTTGGTGTCGGAGTAGGGGAAGGCCTGCATGTCAGCGATCAGCGGTTCCAGACGTTTTCGATCCTGAGGCGTTGCGCTGGGAAGGCAGTAGAGCCCGCCTCCGAAAAGGGGCGCCACGGCGGCGATACCATATTCCTCATCGTTAATTGATCCCCGCTTTCGTCCTCGACCGTAGGTGGTGTGGGGCAGTAGGACTGTGCCTGCGGCACGGGCTCGGGATTTGAGGACGTCATCGCCCATGAGAGTTGGTGCATAGTTTACCTCGATAAGGGTTCGTTGCGGGTGGTACTTTTCCCAGAACATATACATAAGCTTTTCTCTAATTCCGGTGGCGCCAAGCTTGTCTGTGACCAGTAGGTCCACAACAGTACGCACCCTGGTTCGTGGGTCATACGCAAGTACGAGGCTAGCTGCCCGTCCCGAGAGCGCCGGATCAATTCCGAGAATGAGAATTTCATGAGGGAACACCTGTCCTAACATTCGGGTCTCGCCAAGCTCAAGGGCTCGATCGATCATTTCTTGTGAGAAGATGGTGGCGTCGTCGCCCACATCCTCCTGTTGATATACGAGGCGCCAGCGCCACACAC